GCCATATTGAGTGCCTTGACGGCAACCCGAGTGACAGCGGGGTGGGTGGCGAGAGGTGTCAGCACTTCTACCATCCAGGATTTCGCCTTATCGGAAATCACCTGTGGACCAGCGGAGCCATAGGCGGCCACTAGCGATAGGATCAGTCGAATGTCGCGGTCCACACCAGGTTCACAGATTGCGGCGTAGATCGCTCCTCCACGGTTAATCTCTGGGTCTGGACCGACCAGAAGCTCGAGTGGTGAGACTCGTAACTTCAGCGTTGTTACACCAGATTCTTCATGTGGATTCTGCAACTCGATTTCAATTGTCATCGGTTTGCTCAGATCCGCATGAGCGATTCTCCCGAAGTCGCCAACATAGTTGGTGTCATAGGAGGAGGACAGCTCAATAGTTTGGCTGCGAGCTGCAATACTGGTAGGTAGCTGCTCAGTTGCTCCAGACTGGAAGATCAACAGAGATTGTGCATCTCCAAAGTAAGAGATGGAGGGTGTTGAAGCACCCAGGAATGTGCGCCAGTACTCACCCACCTTCGCAGCGTAAACTAACGAGATGGGTCTAGTGGTATCATCCGAACGCACGATTGCGACAGCCTCCGCTTTTGCGATAGCCAGATATACCACATCCGCGTCCGTTAAGCCAATCGACTTCAGCACAGGCTTATCCTGCAATGAATGCTTAGCCATCGAGATCTCGTCTGCCACTAAATTAGCCAGTCCATGGATGGCCGCTGGATCGAGCAGAGTCTTGTTAATTTCTGAAGCGATCGATGCGGAAGGCACGTATTCAGCTGGAATCAGCGAGATGGTATTGGCGCCATCCACCTTGAACGCGTTGACGACATCAAGAGAGCTGGACTGTCCGAGTGGAAAATATGTGACTAAGCCACGATAGATGCCATCGGAAGCGGAGCAAGGCACAAAACCAAAGCTATCCGCGTACTTGCTCAATGAGATCGCCTCGAGTGAGGGAGCTGACTGAATGATGGTAAGCACCTGAGCGCACGCCTCGCGCATGTCACTATTCGAGTGTGACTGCTGTGTTGGCGTTTTGTTTACGACTGCTTCAGCCAGGAAGTTGGTGTAGCTGGCCAATGTAGCAAGAGAGGTTGAGGCGCGCATCGTATTGGTAAGAGCGGTAGGCTCCTTGTAGTACGAGTGGATCAGCGATTGAACTATGTCCAATTGCTCGAGGCGTAACCTGATTTCGGGGATCGAATGCGAAGCGTGGCGAAGCATCGAGCCGATAACTTCACCAATGATACCAGGAGTAGCATCAGCATCGAGGCGTCTCGCTTCAGCTGCGATTCGGGCCTCTGAGAAGATGTCCCTCAGTGACTCGACCAGGATTACACGCTTGATGTCCTGCATCGAGAGGGCATAGTTCATGTCAAAACGCCAGAGTTTCGTCTCTGCACCAGGTAGTACCAGACCCATATGGGACAGTACACGTGTGATAACATGAGCGAACGCATGGATGACGTTTGGATCCTTCACTGTACCACTCAGCACCGAGGAGGTAGCCTTTATCACCATGGTCTCAGAGAAGAGATACTTGCCGCGCCTCACTGGAACAGCGGGTCGCGGTAGGATCTTATCAATCACAGATGTTGCGATGGAGGGCGAGGATAAGACAAAGCGGAAGCTCTCCAATGCAGACTCTGAGTCAAGCGAGTTGGCGAGAAGGATTCCAACCGCTTCATCCGCAGTAGCGCCGTTCTGCGCGAACACCCGGTAGCCTGGGAAGTGGCGTGAAACAAGCAGTTCTGTTGGCTTGTGGAAGCTGATAAACTCAGACTCAGCCATCAGCACGGTGTCGCTGGCGTCATACGATGATAGGCGACCAGAAATGAGGCTGTTAGCTAGCTGTACTTTGGCCAGTTTGGTTGCGTCGGAGAAGAGGTCGATATGTGGACCCATTGACTCGGTCTGTGCAGTACTTTTGGTTGTTCTTGCCATTGGATTTAATACTCCTGGATTTGACGGACTTGGATGTCAGAGAGTGGTCTCTCTGATGGTTTGTGAGCAGGCATCTTGAATGACACCTCCTCTGACGAAACGCCTGCTTCTTGTTCAGTACTGAACGTGAAGGGCGACGTGATGCGGCCCTCTATTTCACGGGAAGTAATGGTGCCTGAGAATTTCAGGATACCCGAGCCAGCACGAGAGATATCGAGCGATCGCAGATCGATAAAACACGGGACAGAGGCTGAGAGCTTACCGAGAAACTGACGGATGTACTCAGGGTCATCATCCATCGGATTCACAGTAGCCAACATGGCAATGCCATTTCTCGCGAGTGAGTTGGAGAGACGGGTCAAAGCAGAGAAGAAGGGCATTATGACACCCTTACTGCCCGCTGGACCATTGATCTCGAATAAAGCAGCCCGAAGCGAATCGATGCAGTGCAGCTCGCCAGAGTTGACGGTATCTCGAGCAGCAACGAGGACAGCCTGATCGATTGAGTCGAAATAGATATGCTCGCTAAGTTCGTTGATATTATCTTGCACCTCAACTGTTGGAAGACGCTTTACGCCGAGTGCTCTCACGAGCGTAGATTTTCCCACTGCAGTGGAACCCGAGACCACGGTGAGGCCAGGGTTCAGGGGTAACGTGCCATTGCCACCCTGTACAGTGAGCGGTACCGACCATTGGCGCTGTACATGATCAGCGCTCGAAAGGTGCGGCTCAGGAAGGATGTTAATATCCGGGTGGAAGATAGTCATCTCACCGCTCTTCAAGTTCACCGCGCCATATCTACCGGTATGCTCGAGCAGCGATATCATCATCGATTGCCCAGAGGCAATCTCCTTTCTCACCTTAGCGGTGATAAACTCAGCCTGCTCCTCCTTTGTCTGGCGCATGGCTACTTCTTCTTTCGTCTTCATAATGCTTCCTCTAAAGTATTGAATTCTTCCAACTCTACTGTGGGTACCTTGAAAAGGTGTCGAATTGAATTGAAGAACTCGTTCGCTGGGATTGTTGATAAAATTCCATCCAATATATCCGGAGATACATCGTCTGGGTCGACTTTGAACTGCAAATAGTGAGGATTGGCTAACACAAGCGCGTCAGCATCCTCAAACTTTTGCCTCTTCGCCACTGCTCTGGCAATCAACACTGGATTAACACCCAAGTGTTGACGCACTTTCTCTTCATAGATACGGTTCATATCTCTGAAGATTGGAGTGCGGGAGTAGTGTTGAAACCTCGCCAGTTGACCCTCAGCATAAGAGACCGGATCGATGCGATCTATGGTGCTCTCGCGAGCCAGGGCGTTAACAAGGTATGTTACCGGATTGGGATAGGCGTGCTTCTTGCCACCCACCGACGCGAAAACGTCGCCGAGAAAGATGACAGGAGTTTCAGGTTCCAATACGGCATAGGGTGACTCTGCCTTCATTAACAAATCTCTTACTTTCGGAGAGTTTGTCAACATGGTGGCATCATCAGACATGTCGAGTAGCGCGTGATCGGGGTTACGACCTTGAAGAAACGCTTCAACTTCGGTAACTTTTGATAGTGCTCCAGAGTCGCGGAAAAGGATGATGTAAACAAAAGTCATCCAGAGCTTTCCGATGTCAGGATTGATGAACACACCAGAGGGCAATCCAGCGTGAACGTTAAACTTCCCAGAGAGCGGATCCTCGCCAAAGACTGGGTTGTAGTCTTCTGGAGTATCCCTCCATGGAGAGGCCGCCACATAAGAAGAGTACAACATTCTTCTTAGCAGCTCAACCATCCTGTCATCCCAGTACAGGTGTAGTCGATCTATCAGATGATCGAAGAACCACTGCGGAATGGTAGTATCCATCGACTTCACATCCGATCCAACCACATATTTGTACTTGGCGATTCGGTTCTCCTTGTCCTCCCAACCTTTGGTTTTATAGGTGAACGCGAAACGTTTGGTGTAGACCGCCCGCACGCAGCCCATTACCGCAGTCATGAAGTAGTTCACGATACCGCAATAACCCCAGACCGGTCGACATCTCATTGCGAAGTGCCCTTCGATCTTGCTGCCGCGCTCATCCCGCACGGTGAAGTCAGCATCTCTCGAGTTGAGCGGGGAGCCCCCTCTCGCTTCTTCTTCAGAAGGAGCTTTTCGAGACTTGGAACTGCAGGAACCATTCTCACAAGAGACAGTTGTCGGCTGTTCTCGCTTATGGATTGCATTCAGGAGGATCGAGTGAAAGTCCTCCAGCCCCTGCATCAAACCTGATGGCCCTGAGGTCATGAGATCAAGAAACAGATTGGGGTTCAAGAGCGCCTTCATCGTTCCCACCTTCTTGTAAACCTCATCGTGTTCGAAATAAGGAAAGGAGGTGGTAGCTTGCTTCCGGATGTGCAGACTAGCCGGAGCCACGTGCCCAAAGAAGAGCTCAATCAAGTGATTCAGCCAGGCCTCATCTTGCGGTCTGATACTTGCTCGCAAGCCAAGTGACTCGACGAGATTAGCATTATCCATCAATGGAAGAGGTAGTGGGTCCATGCCATAGCCAGAGACGGACAATAGCGAATTGAAGTTTCCTGGCACGGCGGACGGACCAGCGAAGCCCTCTGGTGTCACGTCTTGCGGAAACTCATCATTCATCGTTTGCCGTAAATCCTCAGTAAGGTTGAGAAAATTGGCATCCCCAGAGTATGCGAACATTGATCGATCACCATTTGATGACAAGCGATCGTTATACGTAAGAGGCAGGATGGCGTTAAACTTGGGCAACCTGACTTGTTTAACCCACTTCAGAGCACGAGGTGCCTTGAAGATGTGTTTAAGATTATCAGGAATCCGCATCAAAGTCAACCTCACTATCATCAGGGATGGGGAGAGCGGTCGAACTTCGGCGAAGATCAGTTCCCTTTGGTGGAGGTGGGGCCGAGCCAGCCTTCACTTCCTCCTCGATGTCGCGGCCACGCCAAGGCTGGGTATCCCCAGTTCGCTGTTTCTCTACCTTACGAGTAGCGAACGCCTCGGCAAGCGAAGGCCACGGGACAGGAGTCAGACCAAGCTGCTTCCTGGCCATGTCAAACATGATATCATCTCGTGCGCCAGGCAACTCGGTTAGCACGTGCACTTTCCTTGCTACACGTAGAGCACTCCATGGTCTGCCGAGATCCGATAACTCTTGTCCAGATACGGCAACTAATGCAATATCATCGACTGGTTCCTTTTGCGCTAATGGCAGCAGCCGTTCGAGTAGAGGTCCAGTGGCGGGAGCGTAGTCCTCGAGCTCCAGAGGGATTGGAGCGTCGAGTGGGATGAGAAACACCGTGCCCTTTACATTACCCACTTCGACATTCAAGTGGTTATCGAACTCCGCATTTGAGGTTTCCGCCTCATCGTGATCTTGATCAAACTGTGTCATTGTTGGACTCCAATAAAATGGTAGCTATGCTCGGGAGGATCATAGCCTGTTCAGTGACGAAAGCCCTTCTCAGTGCGCCCATCACCATCTCTTCTGTAGTAGGATCACCAATGAAAAGAACTATGTCGGCGGTCCAGAAACCAAGTAGCCAAAGGATTTTGACTGCTTGGATGAATGTCAGATTTCGAACCACCATGCGCCTGAAATTATTGGGGTTCAAATTATCCATCCTCAGGCGATTCAAAACTTGACGAGCGGAACTCACGGCACAGCGTTTGAATAGCCGCTGTTCTTTATCACTGGCAGTGACAAACGCGTTGTTTGTAAATTCAGCATCGGGTACAGATTGTTTCATATCATAGAGCTCCGTAGCATAAGAGTTAGTTAGTTTAGAGAGTAGAGTTGTGTAACTAGGTATCTCTACGACCCAGATGTTGCTTGAAATGTACACTCAGGTCCATATTTACGCCTTCAATACTCAATTGGTAAGTTAGTGGGTCGAACTGAATTTCAAGGGTTTTGCCATCTGGCACACCTTTCTTATTCAGCTCGGCGAGTAAGTTTCGACGCCAATCTGGATCAGCGTGTTCCATGAAACGAATAGTTTCCCTGAGAATTGTCATCGCTAGGCGAAGATCAGGGTCGTGCGCGTTCCTAGAGAGCGCTTGGATCCGTGCGACTATTGGTTGTAAATCCATAAAAGTTAACATTTGTTATTACCTCTGCTTGATGGTGGGCTCCAATTATATGAGCTAGTGCCTGAACTCACTTGGTGAACGCTGGCTAAGCTCAATCTCGTAAACGGCTTGTTGTGCTGATACGACGATGGACCACATCGCCATTAAGAAGGTGGTCCGTTTCAGCCAGAAATGAGGATCAGGCCGATTGGTATCAAGTATCGAACGGTTACCATTCATGACTTCTGTCCTCAGAGTGGTGTTCTAATAAAAGAATACCTGGTAGTACAATGCTTCTGTACCTGGATATGGCTAGGGAATGCACTGACATCAAGAAGGCAGTTCGTCTCAACTGAAAGTGGAGACTGGGTTTCGCGAGAACCTGTCTCTTCCTCTGGAAAAGATCTTCTCCTAAGAAGTAGATGGGTTGTTCTCTCTCCTCGACTTGTATTTGTTCTCTCTCCTCGGTTTGTTGCCAGAAGGAGAGGTACATCCAAACGAGCTCATCAATGTCGACGAGTAGAGGGGTGCCAGAAGGCAGGGACTCATGCACGTAAGCTGTCAGCTGTGCGTCTAGTTCCTCGATTACCCGGGCTTCCTCATCGTTCGTTGGTGGAAAATGTTTTAAATCTGACATCTGTTGCCTTCCTGCTCAGTGAGCGTAAATAAATAAAATATCCTATGTTGTTATATGAACT